TGTAAAGCTACTGGTAACATGAACCTTTATGAATACATGAAGGAACGTGCGTCCAAGCTTGAACGGACAGAACGAAAGCGATTAAGGTATATAACCTCAATACGCGATTCTGGGAACAAGAGTCGTTTAGTCGCAATAAGCGATTATTGGACTCAGGTTCTTTTAGAGCCGATCATGCGAGATATACAGGACTTTACAAATAAACGATGGAGAGGCGTATCCTACGCGAAATCCCACGTTGAAGGCTTTGAATCGTTTAAGAAACGAATCAAACCAGGCGACAGATCATATGATCTTACCGCGTGGACAGATGGTTTTCCAGCTGTTTTACAACGTATGTTACTCGAAACCAGATATGGAGTCGATGTGGCGGACGCGTGGTTTTCACTCGTTGTGGATTGTAGTTGGGATATTAAGGGTTCCAAGGAAAGTATCAAATATGGTACTGGCCAAGGAATGGGAACGGCGGGGTCTTTCGACATCGCTACGTTAACCGATTTAGAATTGTTAAATATGACATACTTAAGATCTTATAAAAGACCCATAAGTAGGCATAATACATCTAAAGTCGGCGACGACTTAGTAATCTACGATCCTGAAGATCATATTTTTAATTATTATACTAATGATCTTGGGATGGAGATTAATAAATCTAAAACGAAATATGCCACAGATGGAAACATATGTGGAGAATTCGTTTCCCGAAATATCAATTATGGCCGTGATGTTAGCAGGATTTCTGCAAACATCTGCCGGGCGGTAAAGAATAATATTCTAGACCTCCCCCAACTCTCGCACCACTTACAGGAACGGGGCATTAAGAAATTAATGCCACTGCCTGATATCTTTAATGCTCTCAAAATAAAAGGAAAGCACAAAGCCCTTGTGATACGGACACTTTATCTCCTAAGTCTAATCCACCGGGAAGAAGAACTTGGACTTTTAAGGAAATCCTTAAAAGAACATTTCTATGATTTCATAGCATCTGACAATATTTTGTCTATATATGCTGTAGATCGTAACCGGGCGGAAGAATTTAGAAAGGTGTTAATGGTATATGAAATCGGACTATTATTGAATTCAATAATGGAACGTTTCGGATTAGTTATGACCGGGATCACTGATGGCGAATTCGACAGCAGTGAACTCTTAGTTTCAGAATCCGAACTTGAGAATCTATGGTCACGCAGAGATAACTCGATTGAGTATCTCACGTCTGTAGTAATCTTAAGTCGGACCTTCCGATCCTTTAATGAGATGTATGCGTCTGACAGTTTCACCGAACTAGATCAAATTCTCGATCTACTTGGCAAAACTGAACAACGTATGTCCTTTAAAGAGTTAGGTGTTATCTCCACAACAGAAACTGTTTGGAGGCCCAAAGCTACGAGGTTATTTAATTTCGTACGCAGCTTGGATTTAGCTAATCCAAAGGTCATGGATCACGTGTTATTACACGTGAACCATGATAGACCATACCAGATATACAATTCACTTATCACTAGTAACTTATTGTTACCAGTTAACGATCCTATTTTTAAAGGTATCGATCTTCCATTGATTGGAAAAAGTGATGCAATCCGGCCATCTAACCGGGAAAGGTAACAGATT